TGAAGAAATTGTTGAAAAGGTATCAGAAATTGATAAAAATCTCAACGATAAATTGGATGAAAAAGCTGATGTTTCTTTAATTGAAAGTGTTAATAAGGAATTGGATGCAATTCGTGATGCCAATATTGAACTTAATAATTCCTTGAACAAAGGTGTCCAAAAAGCCCTCTCTCGTGTAGGAAATGTCGATAAGAAAATTTTAGAGATTTCTGAGAAATTTGATAATAAAATCTCAGAAACAGAACAAGAAATCACACAATATTTCGATGAAAAGTTATCCTTAGTAAAGGAAGAAACATTAGATATTACAGATGAAGCGAGAAAATATTTTCAAAATCTTATTCAAGAAAGTAGAAATGGATTACTTTCTGAGATTCGTAAAATCAAAAATGAAAAGCCAATTGAATATATTTTAGAATCTAAAACAGGGAAACCAATTGTTAAAGAATGGGACTCCATTGAAAAGGATTGGAATAAAAAAATTCACGATAAATTTGAAAATTATAAAACCGATTTAAGAAAATATGTAGCGGTTTATGCTTCTGGTGGAGGGACGAATGCCACTCAATACCAAGATGGTGGCACGATGAATGGTGATTTGACTATTGTTGGGAAGCTTTCTGCTGGTGATATCTATTCAAATGGTAATAGAGTTGCCACAGTTGTAACTCCCACTCGCACAACACTATCTGGTAACGGCGTGTTATCATCTTTTGCGATCAGTGGAGCGGGGAGTCTTACAAACCCCTCTGCGCTCATTGTCGCTATTGATGGTGCGCTACAAGAACCATCTGTAGATTACTCTGTTGGCAGCGGAAACATTACCTTTACTTCTCCATTAGCAAGTGGAGCAAAAGCAGTTGTGGTATCTCCTACAAATACTGTCCAAGTGCTTGATATGATTCCTTCAGACGGGAGTGTGACAAGTGCAAAATTAGCAAGTGGATTGAGCATTTCTGCGCCTACACTGACCAATGCCGTAATAAGTGGGTCTACTACTTTTAGTACATCAGGTGCAGCGACAGCACTAAACACCTCTCTTGGAACGCGAAGAGTCATGCGAACAACGCTTGCAACGCGAACAAGCGGGACAGTCTTGGCGGATGACACGCTAGTTTTGCCAGTCGTCAGCGGGGTAACTTATCGCATTAAAGTTCATTCGCTAACCAAAAATTCAACCGCGACTGTCGGCATGGTTTTGCGCATCGATCACCCTGGAATTACTGCAACTGGCGCAGAAACCGTTGGGCATTTTACCAACGGAGGAGGCAACTCAACACTCACTCCAAGCACCATAACATCGCTCACGAACTCAGTCAACCAAAACGGGCAAAACCTAAGCACAATCAGCGAGGTGATTTTAACACCAACAGCGTCAGGTAACGTAACTGTAATGTGGGGGGCGAGAGTTCCTGCTGGTGTAGAAACAGCAGGATTGAACGCTAACAGTTATATGGAAATTACAGAACTAAGTTAATTATTATAAATAAAATATGGCAACAACTAAAATCACATCAAGATCCCTAGAAACTGGAGCAGCATTAGCAAATCTTAATGCTGGCGCAAGTGTTGTGTTCACTCCAGCAGTGACTCTTCCTTCTAATAGCATTCTAAATACTCCTGCCAGTATCACACTCACGAACGCAACAGGATTACCGATTGCGACTGGTATTAGTGGACTTGGAACAAACGTAGCGACATTTTTAGCTACTCCCACAAGTGCAAATTTACTAGCGGCGGTGACAAATGAAACAGGAAGTGGATCGCTAGTTTTTGCGACATCTCCAACGATCAACTCTGCGACATTTGGTACGGCAGTGACATTTAACGCTACTACTTACACTTACGGTGCAGCAGCGGCAGATGCACATAGGACAGCGTTGGGACTAGCATCATTTACAACGCTGTCACCAGCAGAATTGCAATCAAAGGTATTTTCTAATTCACTTTTATCAAGTCCCCTTATGTCATTTTTTGATGATTGTGATGGTCGATATGGGTATACCGTGACACAATCGGGAGCAGGTGGCAGCGTTGGTGATAGCGATAATGCTGGCAATTTAGCTTATGGGGTCTATCGCGTTATTACGAATCCACCCTCTGGAAATTTTTACAGGGGATTTGTCCGTATTGCTGGAGGGGTTAAGGCGATTGGAACTACATTTCAGTCAATTTTCACAATCCAAGACATCACCGACTGTGAGATGTTTGTTGGATTTACATGGGTGGGAATTGGTAATTTTGGACTTGCATATCGTAGTGGACTAGATGGTGGATTATTCACGTTTCGCCATGGGGGCAGTAATTATGCTACGTTGCCAGCATCGACCGCTGCACCTCAAAATGGTAATTTTTTGAGTGGTAAACGCTACAAATTCACAATGACTCAATTAACAAATACTACATCGAGCGTTTTAATTGAGGAAGCTGATTTTAATAATACTACTTGGACTACGTTATATAGCGGAGTGGTGACACATGGATCGCGACCGACCGCAGCGAGCGTTGGTATGTGTCCAAGTGTAGAGGTTACAACTAAAACCAATGCACAAAGAGCTATCTTTTTTGACTATCTTCGATTTGAAAATGCAGGATTTTTACGATGACATGAGTAACTTATTTTGCAATATTACAACCCTAAACAAACTTAATTTTCATAATCGAATAACTTGGAAACTGTGATGTCCACATAACAATATGCCCACGCTAATACTATAAATAAATTTAAAGAAAGAATTCACTATAAACATATGAACGAACAAATAGACGAAGAAATGACATCGCAGGAATATGAAAAATTCCTAACACAACGAGCAATCAAAGGCATTTACCACGCTGTAATAACCTTAGAGGAATGCTATAGATTGTTTTGGGGCAGACAACCTGAAGTTATCATCGCATCTTTAAATGAAAACGTGAGTAAAACATTAGCACGATTCGCTTCCAATACAGAAATTGGAACTGCTCTTAATTATCAAATGGCGAAAACAAAACACACTGTGCGTGTGCCTGTTGCAATGCCAGAAGGATATGGTTTTGATGGAGAATGTTTTACTTATAACATACCCGTAGTGGCGACACCTGAACCAGAGATTATCATAGATCTAAATCCAGTTCTAGAGCCACCAGTATTAGATGTCATTGAATCAGAAGTTATTGTCGAAGAGCCAATGATACAGTAATGGGTAATCTACCTTTAAAAAAAGATTCGAGATTTAAACAAGGATTTTATGCTCCCAAAAATCCTTCCAAATATATTGGTAAATTGGATAATATAATTTTTCGATCTGGTTTAGAATTAAAATTGTTTCGATGGGCAGATAATAATGTGAATGTTTTGGAATGGAATAGTGAAGAATTTGCTATTCCTTATTTTGATAGTCTTCAACGGAAAAATCGTAAGTATTTTATCGATTCTTACGTAAAAATAAAAGAAGGAGATAAAATTAAAAAATATCTTATAGAAGTTAAACCTTGGAAACAAACCCAAGAACCGAAGGCTACTAAAAATAAAAAGAAATCTAATTTACTTTATGAACAAGTAGCATGGAAGAATAATTGTGATAAATGGGCATTTGCCAAAGAATTCGCGAAGAAGCATGGCATGGATTTTATTATTATTACAGAAAAAGAATTAAATTAATAGAATTTACAATCATTAAACATAAATAATATTATGGCGTTGAAACTTAAATTAATCGCAGAAAATCCTGATGTGTTTGATAACTTTGAAGTTATCGAAGAACAATCCAATCGAAACAGTACATCCAATCTTTATGTTAAAGGACCGTTCATCGGTTGCAATAGCGTGAATAAAAATAAAAGAATGTATAAACTTGATGATACGAGAACTGAAGTTCAAAGATATATCAATGAGATGGTTCTTCCAGGTAGAGCGATGGGTGAGTTGAATCACCCTACTAGTGCTGATGTTAATCTGGAGAGAGCTTGCCATTTGGTAACAGAATTGACTGAAGTTAATGATTATTTTGTTGGTAAAGCGAAAGTCTTGTCAACACCTACTGGTCAGATCCTCCGTGCGCTTATCAATGATGGTGTTAAAGTCGGTATGTCCACTCGTGCATTGGGACAATTGATGGAAAATAATGATTACAATCTAGTTCAAAATATGCACTTGGTAGCTATTGATGCTGTTGCAGATCCATCTTATCCAAAAGCATTCGTTAATGGTATTTTGGAAAGTAAAACATACGTTGTTGAACAAGACGGTTCTTTTGGGGAAGTATATGAAAATTTTGAAAAGACCATTAAAACTCTTCCAAAACATGATATCGAGTCGTATCTCCGTCAACAAATCATAAAATTTATCAATAGTATCTAAATAATAATATGCGTAAAATATCCAAAGATATGAAAAAAGACGGTAAAGTTACTTTTGATGGTCCTAAAGTAAAAGACCGCAAACCATTTGCACCTACCACTCAGAAACATAAAGCCGAAAAAGGTAAAGGTTCTTATGCTCGTAAACCACCTGAAGAAGATGCTGAATTTAAAAAAGGTGAAACGAGCGAAGTGAAAAAAGCTGATCTGAGGCGTATGCGCGAAGAAAATAAAGGTAAAAAATTACCTCCTCCACAAAAAATGGAAATGAAAGGAGGACTTCAGAAAAAACTTAAAGAAACACTCGGAGAATCAGCATCTATCATCAAATTTATTGAAGCTATCATGACTGAAGATCATGCAAAGGCTCATAAATATTTGAAAGATACCATCAATCGCAAGATTCAAGAAAAAATTTCTCAAGAAATTGAAAAACCTTTATTCTAAAGTTAAAAAAATTATATCAAATCTCTAAATAATATTATGAAGAAAAACAAACAGAATCTTTTCTCTGAAGATGTTCAAAAAAGTCTCGGTCTTTCCGACGAATCCGTTAGTGCTATCCAAAAAGCATTGGAAGCTAAAGTAGATCTTGCAGTTGAAGCTGCATTGGTTGAACAGGATGAAGTGTATGCTACTAAATTGGAAACGGTTATGGAGTCTCTCGATCAAGATCGTTCTATCAAAATGAAAAAATTGATGGAAGCTTTTGATAAAGATAAGACTACCAAATTAGTTAAAGTTGTTAAGAAATACGAAAGAGAACAGCAAGTTGATCTAATTAGATTTAAAAAACAACTCACTGAATCTGTTAGTGCCTATTTGGAAGAATTTTTGAGTGAATCCATTCCTGCTAAAGATATTGAGCAAGCAGTTAAGAATAAAACCGCTATGAACGTGTTGGGAAATCTTCGCAAAGTGTTTGCAATTGATTCTGCTGTCATGAAAGAATCTGTGTCCGATGCAATTCTACAAGGTAAAAATGAATTGGATAAACTTCGCAATGAGAACGCTTCTTTGAAGAGCAATCTTAAATCTATCACTGAAGAAAAGAATAACACACAAGTTAAACTTTTCATCGAAGGTAAGACTTCCAAGTATCCTGAATCTAAAAAGAACTTCATCAAG